GTTTTTGTTCCTTATAGCCTAAACTTAAAAAATGTTCAAGATTAGATTCATTAATAACTATCTCTGAATTATCTTTAAATAATTTAATGTCTTTAGCCATAAGTTCTTTTATTAGTTTTCTTCTTCTTCGTCAATATCTTCGTCATCATTATCTTCATCAAAATCTTCTTCTGAGTCATCTTCCCATTTCTCATCTTCTTCTTGGTCTCTTAAATCAGCAAGTAAGTCTTTGACTTCTTCACACATCATTGATTCTTTATCATGTAGCTTTTCAATACTGTCTATTTTTTTTTCTATCTTATCTATAATTTTATCTTTATTTGCCATATATTCTCCTTGTTTATGGTGTTCCAGCTTGGAACTCATAAGTACATCTTACAACCATTCTTATACCACCAATAGGAAACAATGTACCCTCGTCTGTTTCTACACTTGTGACTTCTGTATCTAGTGCGTTGCTACTTCTTGTAATATCAGATTCTAATGCAGTTTCAATAGCTGTAATAAGCTGGTTTCTAAGTGTATCTATATTAGATTCAGCACCTTTTACAAATCCAAGTATAGAAAAATCAATAGTTCCAATTCTAGTTTTTGCTCCACTTCCTAATTCTGAGTCCTCTCTAGTTTCTTCTGATGTTTGTACTATTACTGCTGGGTATTGTTTGTCTGATAATTCGTCTAATTGAAATGGTTGTCTTGTAGCTTTTTTAATAGTTATTGGGCTACTGATACCTGAAATGGTTGATAATAAATTAGATGCAATATTTTCTCGTACACTCATAGTTTCATTTTCTTTAATTCTTTTTCAACAAATCTGTTGAATTGTTTGTTTATAATCTTTTCTGTTCTATTGTTAAAGCCAAAAAATTCTCTTTTAGGCTCATTCAATACTTGGTTAAATAATGCTCTTTGTCTCATTTGTGCATTACTAAAACTTATAGATACTTTATTTTTTCCTGTAATCTTAATTGTTCTTCCTGATGGTGTTATTGCACCTAACATCCTACCTGTATTAAATAAATCTACATTAGTTGGTTTTCCCTCTCTTTGTAATTGTTTTAAATAACTAGCAGAGTATGGAGCAAATGGTGTATCTCTAAAATCAATCCCTTTAGCTGTTTTAGTTCTGACAATATCTAGTAATTGGAATCCACCTTGTAAAATACCTTTATCAATAATTGTTGGAAATCTACTTTGTAATCTTTTAAATCTTTTTTCAATAGCTTTAGAATTTGTTTTAATCTTAATGTCTAAAGCCATTATCTAGTCAATCTTCTAAATCCATGTAAAGGCTCTCTTTCAGAAACTTGTATAGTGCCATCTCCTGTTTCATCGTACTCAACACCATCTTCTAAAATTGTTCTCCATTCTTTATTGTACTCTGACATATAGAACTCGCCCATTCTTTCAAATCTATCTTTTTCAGTTTCAGGTCTAAACTTAGTTAATGCCGGACAAAAGAATCTACCTAAAAATAGATATACACCAGCCCTCTCGAATTGGTCTAAATTTACTTTTGTATCAACCATTTCAGCAGTATTTAATACTGTAATATCTGTAAATATATTTGTTTTATATGTCTGCCACCACTCTACTCTTAACTGTCTTAAAATATCATTAGTTGTTTGTGTAAAGAAATTTACTGCTTCTGTATCTGTTGAAGCAATACCAAAACCAAAAGCATCAGGTTGATACTTAGTGACATCACTTGCAGTTATAACATTTGCACCTGTATAGTTAGCCATAAACTACTTCCAAACTAAATAAGCTATAATTAATACTAAAGGTATTGAATACATTGGATTATTTTTTGCTTTGACCCATACCCATTTAGACCACTTCTTAGCTTTCATCATTATAATTTTGTTCATTTCTTTTTCCTTGTTTTTCTTTTCTTAGTTTTTAATTGAACAACTTTATCAGAAATGTCTTTTACTGTCGCTTTTTTAATTTCTTTTTTTATTAAATCAACAGGAGCATAACCCCAATGTTTAAAATGATTTATATTGGCTTCGTAAAATTTTTTATCTTTAATAATTATTTTTTTGCCATTTGTAAGTTTTATATCCATAAATTCTCCTTTTAATTATCAGGGAGATTGCTCCCCCTGATAAAAGTACGACTATTGGATTGATGAATCTACATTCAATTCAACACCATAAGTATCGTTAAGTTCTCCTGTACCATATACAGCAGTTGCTACAATCTCGTCTGCTCTAAGAGACGCATCTCTTTGAGTTTCGATTTTTAGGTCTTGCATCATAGCCAATGCTAAAGCATCTCTATGGAATACAGCACCTTTATAGTCTCCTGTTGTGCCTGGATTATTTCCTGATGTGTCAGCAATATTTGAAGTTTCAAATATCGGAACACCAGCTACATTACCAACAAAACCTGATTTTAAAGCTTCGTTTGATAATTCAGTATCTCTACCAACAAATGTGTTTGTTAAACCACTCTTTAGGTCAAACGCATTTAAAGGATGAAATACACCAGCTAGGTCAGACATTGGAACTGCATTTTTTCTAAGAATTGCTACTGCATTAAAAATGTTAGCTGAACTTAGAACTGCTGTACCATCTCCAATTTCTTGTGAGAAGTTATCAAAATTTGCAACTAAATCTGTATCGATTTTTTTTGCAATCGCTTCTCCAAATAATTTACCAATATCTCCAGCAACATTTCTTGGTGCTGAGTTTCTTGCTAAATCTGTAAGAGTTGTCATAATACCAACTTCACTTGCTGTGATAGTTTTTGAAGTTGGGTTTATTGCTGTGTTAGATAAATCAGATGCTTCCGATACTGCACCAGCCGAAACTGTTGAGTAAATTGGAACTTCAACTGACTTTCCACCACCTGTTATTGCATAGTTTCGTACTAGAGGTCTCATTGTTGATTGCTCTGATGCTACGAATAATGCTTCTGCTACAATCTCAGTATATAATTCTTCGAGTGTAGAACTTGTGCTTTCGTTTGCCATTGTGTTTGTCCTTTATTATTTATTATTGTTTAAGTTAATTTGAACAGGGCTAGAATCTCTTTGTTTGCGATATTCTGCATACTTTTTTCTATCCTCTGCCTTGCTCATATCTAAGTCCTGAATATTAAATGGTTTTACAGTTTTACCCTCGATGCTACTCTGACTACCTGTGCCTGACAAAGACCCTTTTCGGAAATGTGGGTTAGCATCTAAAAATTCATTAACTCTATCTTCTATTGTTAATAATTCCCCTTTTGAGTTGTATCTTATGTTTTTATTATTATCAAGTATTTCTACTCGACCATCATCATTATAATTAACTTCATTCTTTAGCAAAGATACTACTTGGTCAGGAGCAATAGCATTGTTCTTAGAAGCTAAAGATAATATAGAGTTATCTACATTTATTGTTTTAACTTTAGACTTCCAATCAGCTAACTCTTTGTCTTTATCAGCTATTCTCTGCTTCATAAGATTTTCTAAATCAGCTTTTGTTTTTGCTTCCTGTATTTCTTTTTCTTTAACAAGTTCTTCTTCTTGTTTTCTAGCTTGGTCTAACATTCTTTGATGCTTAGACTTCTCAGCTTCAAGTCTTTGCTTGACAATTCTATCTACATCTTCTTGATTAAATGTTGGTGTTGGTTTCTCGTCAGTTTGAGTTTGTTTAACTTCAGCTTCCTGAACATCATTTTTCGGTTGATTAACCTGTGTGTCGTCTGACATTGTTTCTCCTATTTGTTAATACTCTTGATTTATCAGTATAATTGTTAAAAATCAATCCCATCATCATCAGGTTGAAATTTGTCTATCTCTGTTTTTGTTATTTGTCTGTTTTCTGTCAAAGCTAATTCAATTACTTCTATTAATGCTTCTTGTTGTTCTTCAGTAAGATTATATAAAACTATTGGAAAATCGTCATATTTTTCAACATAATCGTTATATAAAGTTATTAAATTTTCGTTCATAATTTTTCCTATAAATCATTTAAGTTATTTACTAAGTCGTCAAATCCTTTTGTTGTGTTTGGTGCAAAGTAATTCATAAGTTTCCTTTCAATTACTTTTATATCTTTATTATCTATCCTTTTTGGGCTTAAAGTCATAGCAGAGTGATTAGCCCATGCTTCTAATGTTTGACCCTCTGTATAATTTTTTTTTATTCCATCTCTTACACCTAATATAGTGCTATATTTATCATAATAAGCTTTACCATGTCCACCACCCACAGTTTCTTTTGTAATTGCACCTAGATAATCGTTAAAATCTCCTGAAAATTGTAAATCAAAACCCCCTTTATGTCTTGGGTCTAATACTTTGTGTTTTAATTTAAGTTTAAAATAATAAATTTGTCTTTGTCCAAATGACCTTTGATTTGATTTTAAATAAGTACTTATTTCATCATCTGTCAATATTACTTTTAACTTACTATTAAGATTTTTATAATAATTATCTATTTCTGTTTGACTTGCAGTTAGAATAGGTGGTTGTTTTGCTACAACTTCTGTATGGTCTTTCATCAATGCTAATTTTCTTTTTCTTAAATTTTTTACTAACTCAACATTATCATTAACTAAACTCTGTGCTTTTAGATGTGATATACTTGCAAAAAATCTTGAATTTTTTGTTATTTTCTCATCTACACCTTTTGCAAATTTATTTAACAAAGCACCATCAGATAATTTTGCACCAATAATCCTATCAATTCTATGTGTGTATTCGTGAATAAATACTTTCATTTCTTCTGCTTCTCCAATTCTACTAGACCCAATGTTTAATGTATCATCACTTCTTCTATAAAAACCTCTGCCTGATTTCTTTAATGTTTTAAGTGCTGGTATAAATGCAATAGCTTTTGAAAATGCAGATGGCTCAGTACCAAAAGCTTTTTCTAGTAATACTTTTTCGTCTTTGCTTGTTTCTCCAAATATTGATTTGGTTGGATTTGGTACAGCAGTTGGTTTATCAACACCTGTAAGTAATGATGATTCCTCTCCATCTTCTTCGTACCAATCAGGATTTACATAACTGAATTGGTGTCTGCAATTATATCCACCTCTCACTACCATTGGATTACCACCCTTTTTACCTGACCAACTTCTACCAGCCCAAATGTCTTGTATCTCTGCTATTGTAAATAAACCATTCTTTCTTTTGTTAAGCTGTCCACCTACCATTCTTCTACATAAATCTCTTGTTGTAGGTATTACATCTCCATAGTATTTTACAAATGTAAGTCCAGCATCTTTTGATTTATTAAAGTTTAATGTAGCATCAAAGTCTCGCAAAGAATCATTAAGTATTTGACCAGCATACCTTTTCATGTTCTCTCCTGTTCTAGTTCTTGCGTATTTACTTTGTAATTGTTTGATAGCTGAATCTACTCTACCTTTTAATCTTGGATTATCTCTGTTTCTTTTAACATAACTAACTAATCTATTTACTGCTGGGTCTCTTGAACTTGCATAAATACCATTGATAGATTCTCTTAATTCTTTTTCTAATACTGTAAATTCAGTTCCAACTAATGTGTTTTGATAAACTTTATCTGATAATATTCTTGTAAAATTGTTTGATACATCTTTAAACTGTGTGTAATATTGTTGTTTTAAATTTTTAACTAAAGCTAAATCTCCCTTAGTAAGTTCTTGAAATTCAGGTGGTATAATACCTATTGTTTTAAATTGTCTTTCAACTCTCTTAGCTTGTTCTCCAAAACCTTTTCTAACAACTCTATCTGCAAATGGTAAATATTCTTTATCAAGTATTGCTTTTATCTTTGGTCTTATGGCTACTGCACTTTGTAATTCAATAAGCTTACCAGCCTGTCTTGGTAAATTAACATCAGCTAATGCTACTATCTCATCTTCTATTTTATCTAATGTTTTTGTAAGTGATTCGTAAAATTCAACTTCGGCTTTTTCAATACCTCTGATTCTGTATTCTGTTAAGTCTTTTACTATATCTGACATTCATTAAACTTCTTCTTCTGCTACTGTTTCTTGTTGTACTTCGTCTTGTGTAAATTGACCAACTTCTGAAGCTGAGTCTATTTCATCAAATATCTCATTTAGTTTTTCGTTGTCATCTACTACTGCTCTTGCAATCTCTTTATCTACTTCTTTCATAAATGTAGGAGAGCCAATACTTAATGACTTAGCTTGTTGATAGTAAATTAAATCAGTAGCATAATCTCTAATGTTAAATGAATCAGGATAGTTTATTTCTCCATCAAATGTAGAATTTTGAAATAGTGCATATAATCTAAATATCTGTTCTTCTGCTATTTGTAGATTGTCTGCTTTTTCTGATAGTCTTGCATTAAGTAATTCAAATTCTGTTTGTAAAGCTATTCCTGAAGATACTGCTTGTTTAGTTGTTCTTACTGCTCCTGTATGTGCTATTCTATTTATTGCATTTACTTTACCATTTATAGAATCCATAATAGCCTGTAAGTTTTGCCCTGATGGTTGAAGTAAATATGGTTTTAAATTAGGCTCTAGTTCTTCAGGCATTTCTATTACAGCACCAGCACCAGCAGACGCATTAACCGATGGAGTCTTAACTAAACTAGGATGATTTGTTAATCTAATAAGCTGTTCTACTTCTGATAATTCATTGTAGATAGCTTTTTGCAAATCAGCTATGTCAGTTAGGTCTGATTGACCAATCCCCTTTTTGTGCGATTTGGAATTGTATAAGATAACTGCTGGTATCTTGCCAATCAGATTATCGGCAGTATCTATTACAACAGGCTCATCTCTGTCTGTTTTAGCATAAACAGTTTCAATCCTGTCAAGATACCATAATCTAAAGTAAGTGCCACCATCCTTATCTACTTCCTCTCTTACTTTCAGATAATCTAATGTGTATTTTCCATTTATTTCTCTTTTGAAATTCCAATCTAAAACATTCTCAGGTGTAAGTATTGACATATATGGTCTTATGTCTTGGTCTAGTTCTTCTGCTCTTGTATTCGTTGTGACTTTTGGTTTATCTAAAACTAAAAAACAATGTCCATAAATAGAAGCATAGTTTTGAGCCTGTTTCATTACAGAGTCAAAATGGTTTCCATCTAAGTCAGAGTCTTTTAAAAATGATTCTAAACTAGGCTCATCAGCCATAGCACCAAAATCTCTTGATGCTTTTACTCTAAATAAAAATGATGAGTAAATTTGTATAATGTTTTTACAATGGTTATCACAAGGAGTATTACCAAGTCTTTGATTGTACTCGTTATCTAATTCTAAATTATATCTGTTAAGATATTGACCCAATGTATAATCATAACCACCATTAAATGACCTAATGTAATATTCCCATTGATTAACATTTTCTTTATAATCTTTGTGTGTTTCAAATGCTTCGTCTCTTGAATATGCCATAGTCTATTTCATTGTCCATCTAATTGGTCTTGAACTTGGCATCTGAACTACTAAAGGTTTTATATAATCAATCATATAGCCTAATGCGTCATTCATATGGTCAAATCCATCTTCTTTATTCGGAATATTTGTATCTTCCTTGTATGTTTGTCTTTGTAATCCTTTTATCAATGTTTTGCAAGATTTGGAAACAAAAATATATCTATTTCCATTAGTATCTTTAAGTTTAGAATTTACTGCATTGATTCTATCTCTTACTGCTGGATGTCTTGTTTTAACTTTAACATGAAAGCCACCATTCTGTAATATTGATAAATCAGTTCTCCCACCAGCACTTGTTTTTCTTTGTCTTGAAGCTGGGTCAGGATAAATAGTAATGTGCATCTTAGTTCCATACCTATCTCTTATTTCTTGTACCATTTCATCAGTATTACTTGAATAAATGACTATCTCATCAACTATGTATATCTTATCTTTTTCTATTTGTGCTACACAACATGACATTGGATTAACATTGAAGTCCATCCCAATATGTAAAGGCTTTGTATAGTCTAATGGTTTTTCAATAACAGACTCAACAGGATGAAAATTATAATATATTGCTCCAGCATAATTCTCGAAAGTACCCTCAAATTCTTGTCTAAATGTTCTTTGGTCTAAGTCTTGTCTAGCTTGTTCTATTTCATGTGGAGCAACCATACCACCTTGTAAAGTAGTAAATTGAAAGCTATCCCAATCAGAGTCTTGCTTTCCTTTAAGATACATCTCATAAGTCCAATTACCATAACCTTTAGGAGTTCCACACATAAGAACATGACCCAATGTATCTGATACTGATGCTCTTAATACTTCAAACCAAGTTCTTTTATCTATGTCAGAAAATTCGTCTAATATTAAAAAGTTTAATCCTGTACCTCTTAATGAATCAGGAGCATCACTAGATTTTAAGCTTATTGTACTATTAGTTTTTCTTATAGTTATTGTAAGTGTAGTTTCGTTTATATCTTCTATCCAATTAAACTGATTTAGAACTTCTTTTAATTGACTCCAGCAAATGTCTTTTGCCATTTTTAGTGTTGGTGCTACATACCATATCTTTTGATTTGGCTTTGATGCGTATTTCATCATCTCAGTTATAGCAAGATATGTCTTACCAAATCTTCTACCTGATATTAAGACTCTAAATCTTTTATTGGATGATGATATTAGATGTTGTGGTTTTGTTAGTGTGATTTTCATTACAGCCAAACTTTATATAGATATTATATTTATTAACATCGTCTCTGCCTAATTCAACAATCTTATCATAAGCTTTTGTATAACCATCAAGCATACATTCATAACCATCTTTATATGGAGTTTGAAATTGATAAGGTTGCATACAAGATGTTTTACCCTCTACAAATGCACATATTATCATCGTTAAGACATATTCCATCTACTTTTTCCTTTTGTATTTTCGGTGTGTTTGAACTCGCCAAGTCCAATGGAATATTGCCCTTGTTATCTTTTCTATTGTTTTTAACACCCAATCTATCATTGTTGAATCTCACTTCGTTTTCGTATGTCCTATCTTCGTCAATCATATTATTCTAAAATTAATTTTTTTATTGATTTAGAGCCATCTATATTATCTTCTAATTCTGCTTTAGATTTAATACATTGATACTCAACATTATCGTCAATTTTTCTTGATGCAATTCTTTTACCTTTTAAACATTCTGACATAGATGATTGTATTCTATGTTCTTTAATTTCATTATTTACAATCATTAATAAAGCTACAACAGTTTCAATCATTAATATGTCTTTCCATTTTCTCTAACTTTGTCTTTTAATTTTTCTATATCAGCTAATGCTTTATCTAATTGTTTTTCAACATGTTCTAACATTACTTGATTATGAATATTTTTATCTAATAACTCTTGGTGTTTTTCTATTGTTTCATATAAATCTTCTAATAATAAAAACTGCTCTTTATCAACTGTTGTCTGCTCACTAGCTTTTAATAAATCTGCATTCATTAATTCTCTTGATGTTTCTAAAGATGTGAGTCTTGCAGTAATTTCAGTATAAGCGAATATGCCCATACTGACACCAATAATAATACCAACCATATTTTTTATAGGCATAGCAACTGATGTATTTTCACTTAATTTCATTTTATTCCCCATTAAATAAATCCTCTGGTGCAGTTTGTTTTTTCTTTTTTTTCTTCTTTGGTTTTACTGTGAACATATCATCTACCCAAGCACACCACTTGTCTAATGTTCCAAATATTAAATAACAAAACTTATCAATCATATTTTAAAACCTTTTCTCCAACTTTTCATCGCCCAAAAAACAGGACTCAAACTCTTTTGCCCTTTTACATTAGCCAAGATAGGTCTAAATCTAGCAAAGAAGCTTCTCTGTCTAGCTGGTATATTCTTTTTAATACTCATTGTCTTTGAGCCAAAATTAATCTTTTTAACTCTACCTGACCTATTATCTTTTACAAATACTTTGAATTTCTTAACATTTCCACGAGAGGGTTTATTTAATTTAACAGTTCTACCTTTGTATTTAGCCATGCAAAGTAAATAACATTTATCATCTACAAATGCACCCAAAAAGATAGCCACTACCATCATTCATCACATGAAGATTTAAACTATCTACATATCCTGAAAGTTTGAGTCTAAGAATATCACATACATCAAAACAGGTAGCTTCACTTATAATTTCTATACCTTTTAATATTTCTTTTGTGACAGGAATTAACTGATACACACCATCATTTAAAATTATAAGTTCCATTATCTTTTAAAATGTCTTTTTCTCCATTTATTGCAAACATAAGTATCTCTAACTCCTTTAGTTCTAAATAGACCACAGAACATAAATTTTTGACTAAAAAGTCCACATGAGCCACAGCTACCTCTACCTGTTGATGGTCTATAATCTTCCGGCATCTGATATGGAATAAACTCTCCATTAGGATAGAACATTGACCTTTTATTATTCATCTGCCCTGTCCTCTATATTTTTTAAAACTTCTTCTTTTGTTTTTATTCATTGATGAAGTATTTGGTCGTCTGCCAATAGAAGTACCTTTGTAAGTTTTTTCGTACAGTACAACTGCACCATAGACATTACCTTTTTTCTTTGCCATTTATATCTTTAACTTCTTCAGCTTGTGCTTCTATGATTAATGGTAAAGGCTCTGTTGTAGATGTTGTGTGAACTTTATCTACCATGTTCAGGTAATTCTTAGACAGCCATATCAAAAGTTTATCATTACCTTTCATAGCTTTTTCGTACATTCTTTTTCTTAAACTAGCTTTGCCTTTGTTTTTATTTACCTCTAATAAATCGGCAAATCTTCTTTGCAATGTTCTTGCTGATATTCCTACAATGCTTCCTATTTCTTCTTGTGTGCATCCTATTTGACTTAAATTTGCTAATACTTTTTCATCAATAGACTTTTGTGGTCTGCCTAATTGTTTCTTCTTTTCTGCCTTATTTATGTCGGATTTCATAATCCTATATCTCTATCTTTTTTAACTCCTTAATGCAACCAATAGGAAAGACATTTCTATCACTAAAGCTTTCTTCGTTCTCATCATAACTAGCAAATGTTTTTAAATGTTTCTTATCTTTAGAATAAACATATCCTGTTGTTGTCATTAAAGCTGGTTTCATTAAATCAAACTCTTTAGTTCCAGCGTGACCTGAGTCTCCCAATATATCCCACCACTTAATCTCAAAGAAATAATACTTCTTTGTATTTATTGAAATATGTCTAAACTTTGACTTTTTTTTAACCATCTAATGTTTTCTATTGTTATTTGACTCAACTATTGCTCTATAATATTCAAGCTGAGTTTTAAGCATTTTATTTTCTAATGAAAGCTTAATCAATCTTTTTCTAGCATATCGGAATATTCTAAGTATTGCTTTCATTGTATTCTTTTATTGGTTCATCTTTCCATTTATGCTTTTGGTACTTTTTCCCATCTTTTTCTAGTATTGTGTACTGACCCCATTCTCCAACAGACTTATACCCATTATTCACATTCTTGCTTGACCCTATACTAATAGTTTCTTTAGTAGTAAGTGTATTAGTATAAGGCGATAGCTGGTGTTGAGGTGGTTGCACATCCTCTAGGTATTGATACTTGTCATAGTTTAAGCATTCAATAATAGATATTTTACGACTAGGGTGATTGCTGGTGGGTAAAAGGTGGTGCATTCGGACATTAATCATCTTCCTATTTTTAAGCCTTTTGATAAAAGTCCTCATCTCAGAATATGTAATACCCCAAATTTCAGCATTTTTTCTTAATGGAAATATTAACTCAGCTTTTTTAACAAATATTTTATTGTCTAAAAAGTTAAGAGTCTTATCCTGATGTGTTGCTTGACTAATCATATATATCCAAATTGCACATTGTTTTAGATTTTTAAATACAGGAGATTTCCATATCTTTCTCCAAACTAAAAAATACCCACTATTGCGTTCCATGTTTCTATCCTCTCTCTCAGTTGTTTTTCTAATTGTTCTTCAGTACCATACTTTTTAATAAAAGCTTCTTTACCTAAATGTACCGATATTTTACCTGTCCTATGGTGGACACTACATAATGGCAAGATGCTCGTGTGTGGTGGTCTCAGACCCATTCCTGACCCATTTTTAAGAGACCTTATGTGATGAATTTCTGCTGGTACATTAAGCCCATCTTGATGACAGGCTATACATCCATAATCAGCTACTTGTTGCATCCACTTTTTCTCTGCTACTGTTGGTCTTTTTTTTGCCATACTATTGCAAACTTTCCAAATTGTGTTTTTCTTCTTATCTTACTATCCTCTATGTGACCTGTCAGTTGCAGTTCTCGTACTCTCGCACATACACTAGACAATGGCATTTCTAACTCCTCTGCAATTTGATAATTAGATAAAGGGTTAAGTTTCAATAGTTCATAAACTTGTTCTCTTTTTGTCAGTTTATCTTTTTTATTAACCCAAGCTGATTTACTTGTATCTGTAAAATTATGTGCTGGATATTCCAACTCTAATTGTTTCATAACAATATTGCTCCTATTACAAAGCCAAGTATGAAGCCAACTATATATTCTCTGTTATATAGTGACCACACACTTAGCTTTTCTTTTAGTTTATTAAAATGGTGGTAAATCATCATCAAAAGATTCTTCAGGTTGCTTTCTAGCAATCTCTACTTGTTGCTGTTGCACCTGTGGAATAGCTTGTGCGATAGGTTTCATACCATCTACATTAGGTTGAGGTTTATAAGGCTTAGTCATAATAAAACTTAAAACCATTTGAGTCGTACCTTGGTCGTATTTATTAGGTGTCTCAATGTCCTGAGTCTTAGCATACCATTTTCCTGTATAACCTTGTCTTACAAAGTTTTGTACTCCCTCTGTATGATACCACTCGTCTATTTGCGATAGCTTATATTTTTTCTTTGTTAAGCTACAAGTAAATAAACTTTTGGCATCAGCTTTGTACTCAAACTTAGGAGATTTATTTCCTGTTGGTCTGAGATACATTGTTAAAGCACAAAAAGGTGTTTTTTGTTGTTGTTGGTACATTAGTTGCTCCTCTGTTTATTATATTCCAAGTTTCTTTGCTTAAAATCTTCTTCTAAGCTGTTTAGATATTTACAAGCTTTGAAGCCTTTTAGATACTTAGGCTTAATTTGAAATATCCTCATCTCTACATCCTTAACAGGCTCTTTTGGAATATTAATAACTGCTAAGAACTCGACTTTTAAATTAGTAGAATCTTCCACTAATTTTCTATAAGTATGAATTTGAATTGGCATATCAGGGTAAAAATCCTTAGATGTTTTAAAATCTAATATTCCAATCTTTCCTTTATACTTAACAAGGCAATCAAGAGTTCCACAAACATCTAACTCTTTTGAGTAATATGTTTTTTCTGTCTCAACTACTTTGATTTTTTTGCTATCCCAAAACTTCTTAAACTTTTCAAACATAGTTTTAAGTGGCTCTGAGTTTGGAGCAATAACTTCTTTACCTAAAATATAATCTTCAGCTAAAGAGTGCATATTAGTTCCAATGTGCATAGCATTTTCTTTTATTGATTTAACCCTATATTTTAGGTCATCCATAGTCTGTTGTACTTCATCAACAGGTTTTTTATTATGTTTCATAAGCTGTCCTAAAGCTTCATAAACACAATTTTCAGCCCACCACATCAAAGCACCTTTACCGAATCTTTCGCCAATGATTGTAGTGACTCCTTTTTTCTTCAATCCATTTACAGTATATCTTGCTCCTCTACCTTTTGGATTGAACTCTATTTGATTTCCATGCTTATCTTTACTCTTGATTATCATGTCCATTCCCTCTCTTTGTTATAAATTTATAGCCATTTTCAATAATAGGCTGGATAAAATAGTTTCTATCACACTTTAAGAACTCGGCTAATTTAAGTTCATTATGCACACTCACAGCATTTTTACCTTTTTCATATTTTTGTATTTGCTGAAATGTGACCTTTATAGCTTTAGCAACTCTTGTCTGAGTATAACCTCGCATTAGTCTCATCTTCTTTAACTGCAAACCAAATACCTTTTTTAAAACTATTTCGTTTTGTTCCTCTGACACTCCAAACATATTGAGTACAGGTGGAATAAGATATGTTAGTTCACTTATCTGTTCTTGGTTTTTTATTATCATAAAAACCCCATTCCTTTCGTTCTCTCTCTGTCAATCTATTGAATTGCCCTTGCCAACAAGTCCGACAGAGTAGTGACTCATTAAAAAGGGTGCTTCCTACAAACCATGCTAATTTATCTGCTTTTTCAGTAAAGCACTTAGCACAGATGAAAGCTAATCTTTTTATATGTGTTGATGGTTTAGGCATTAGTTCAACACTTGATGATTACGACCCAAAAGGCATTTTCTATAAATGTCTGTATATTGAGTCTCTGCTCTTGGAGACAATATCCAAAAATTTATATTACCAAAAAATGTCGTATTGTTTTTTGCAAGTTTATCACACAAAATTTTATCGTTAGAAATTTCACTTGCGTTAGATGTCTCAAACTTAGACTTGCCTTTAGTGTCAATGATTGGCGAATATGATGCACAACCATTTAAAAAGCAGACAAGTATCGCTACTAAAAGTATGTTTTTCATAACTATTTATCCTCTCTCTTTATAAAGTCGCTGGATGATATTTTATTTGGTGCATCTTCCAAGCAACTGTTTTTCTTTGAAGCCTCAGTTTCTTCAGCTTTTCCAACAAGTCTTGTTCTCTCATTACTTGCTTGTCGTACTTTGCCTGAAGCTTCACTATTTGCTTTTGCATTTAGCTTCTCCTTTACAAAGTTTTCCACCTCTATCACAGGTGTTTTGGGATGAAATATAACCCCAAAATCTTTATATACATCTTCTAGCAAATTAAATGACTTATTTCTAGTGTTAATTGATAATATTAATTTAGTCATTATTGCTCTCCTTTTTTACTCTTAAAACATCAACTTTAAATCCAATATTAGGAATTTTTGAAACCTTTACAGATAGCATTTCATCATCTTTTAATTTTGGTGTCTCTGTTTCGATACCATAATCAATAGCTTGTTGAATTACTTTTTCTGCACCAATCCTAGCATTGTGATTTTGCATTTCCTTAATTGCTTGACTAAGCAATTTAGATTTAACATTTTTTTTTGACATTATTTGTCTCCTTTTAGGTTGTTGTTTGGTACTACTATTTGACCTGTGTCTCTATCTTTTGGATAATAACCATCCTCATTTATTTCCTTTTGGGTTTTGCATAATCTTTGAAACAAAGTTTCATCAAAGCTTTCCCAAGTAAAATAATTTGTAGGATGCAATTCTCTATCAACATTTAACTCAATAGGTTTTGCACCCATACCAGCTACTATTACTCCAAACTTTCTTTTAGCATTATTCAAATCTGTGACTTGATATTTAACTGTCACAAAATATTCTTTTGAATAATGTTTGTTTGGTCTTTTGTCACTTATGTTAGTGACTTGTATTAAATAATTACCTGACTTAACTTCAGATAATTTTTGATTTAATTGGTTATACATTTGCTCTCCTTTTTAAATATTTAGGAATTGCAACAACACATTTAGATTGGTCTTTAGCTAATTTAACTTTGTTAGCTAAAATCATTCCATGACCATAATGCCAATCAACCCATAAGTACCCATTTGGCTCAGTAAAAACACTTGTCACTTCTGCCTGACCCTCAAATTCTTTTGGGTACTTTGGATGTTCTACACACTCTACAATGTTTCCAACTTTTATTTTAGTCATTATGCTCTCCCTGTTAAGTTATTTGATGTTAAAGCATTTACTTCTTTGTATTTCATAAATGCTAAATGAAAACCAAGTGGTTTTCCATTTGGTTGGATTTGAATTGAGTACAACCAAACTTCATAACCTGTCTGCCAAAGTTTTTTTGCACTATCATCATTTTTAAAACCATTCTCTTTTGCATAATCAAAACCTGACCCATGATACAAGTCATCATCAGTTCCATTTGTTATGTTAAGAGCATCAACAACTTGTTTTACTGTTGTTGCTTTTATGATTTGTTCTTTTAGGTTTGCTTTAAAGTAAATTTCTAATTTACCTTTTTGTGCATCTAAATAAAAAATTTTTTTAGATACATCTTCTCTCATATGTTTCATATTTACTCCTTTTAGGTTATTTGTTTTTTTTATATTTAACATATACAGACATATAAGCATTATTAAGGTTGAATTACAACCCTTTATTTTATGGCTTAAAACCTAGCTTATTTAAGATTAGATACAATTTAAAAGTGAATATTTAATGTTTTTCAAATCAAAGCAAATCAGATACAAATGATTCGTTATGATTTTTAAAACTTTTATGATAGAGAGAATTTAATGCGTAAGCAGTTAAAGTATATTTTTTTCATAACAAATACTTTTAGGTTATGTGTTGGGCAGTTTATCTCTCTCTACTGCCCAGCACCTTTAGAGGAGATAAAATGACAAAAGATGATAGAGGAGATTTAGACCTTACCAAACAATTAGAAATTAAAGAAAAAGAAACTCATGCTCTTAATGATGTTGTAATTAATTTAAAAAATATAATTGATAGTAAAGAAGCTGAGATGACAGCTTTAGTAAATGCTAATGATAGCCATAGAGAATTAAATGGACAATTAAGAAAAGAAATAGATGAGTTAAAATCTGATAATAAAAAATTAGCAAAGCAAGTACAAGATTTAGAAATAGAAGCTAAGGAGATGTTGCAATACCCATGATTATATTTGGACAACCAATACATCGTAAATATACAAAAACAGTTTATAGAATTTTTATAGGTGTAATATCAATTATTGTTTTTGTATTATTAGTTGGATGTTCTAAAATAGACTTTGACCCAACAACAGCATCGTTTAGATATATTTTACAAAAGGAGTCTAAATGGAAACCATGAACTTAAATAGTAGAGAAGCTTATAAAAAAATGACAGAAGCAAGTAGCCTATGGTCAGAGTGGGCAGAAAAATCAATTATACTTGATGAGGGAAGAAAAGCTATGTTCTCAAAACTTTTTCTCAAATACAAACTTGATACTAAAACAGTTGGAGAAGCTGAACATAAAGCAAGAACTGACCCTGAGTATAAAGAAATAATTAAAAGCTATGCTCATGCAGAAGCAAATTTAATAAAAGCAAAGCTTATGTATAACAATCTTGATAGATACTTGTCTGTTAGACAAACAGAAGTAAAAAGAGATTTAACACTTGCTGGTAAGCAAGATGGATAACAAAATTCTTTATGTTGAAATTAGCTCCTTGAATAGTTTTTTAACATTACATAAAGATAGACCCATCAGGGAGACTTGGTGGGTCGCTAATGTTTTGTAATTTCTAATCCTGTCATGTCAGTTGTTTCATCTATTGGTTTTACAGTATAATTATAATCAACAACTCTTACATCAGGGAACTTAGACATATCTTTTACTATTGAATTTAATTTATTTCTATTTGGAAGCATATCTACAAATCTTAAACAAACAAAATGACCAAAGGGTTGATAATCAGATTCTAACTGAAACTCTACTTCTATAATTACTGCGTCTATGTCCATCAGGACATATTACTTCTTTTTGTTTCTGTTTAAAACCTTATCTGTCATCTTAGTAGAAAATGTTGCTGTAAATACAATAATTACTAAGTACCATACTGAGTCAGGTAAATCGTTAATTATTCTTACCCACTCCTCAAAGTTATCTCTAGTGCTTTCAAACCACCCTGTACTTAACATTGCTATAAGCCAAACCATTAATATTTCATCTTTCCAACTTTTGTCTTGGCTTTTAATTCTTGTTATATCAACATCTTTACAAGCTTCTATTTCTGCTTGTCTAATAGTTTTAACCTTTTCAGCTTTGTGTTTAAAATGGTCAGTAGCTTTGTTTAAAACGATTTTTGTTAAAGGATTGTTTAATAAACCAAATATCATAAATAAGTATTACCTGTTAAAATTAATAATGTTGTCCAATATACTACAAGAATTGAATAAATTAAATATGCTAGTTTCATTCATTCCTAATATTCCTTATTTTTTATTTTTCAACAATTCTTTACCAAGTTCAGCATAATGGATTATCTTATTGTACTTTTGCTCTAAGGTTTCTCCATCTTTATTTCTGACAGCATATTTGACTATATTGCCATCTACAAAGTTAAGCTTATTGGCTAAGATAAATTTTAAAGGGCTTATTGGAAGCTTGTAATGGTTGCCACCTATTTGTCTCTTAGTAGCCCTCTCTGTGCTTCTCTGTGGCTTTAAAGTAGCTTTCCGACCCATTTTCCTGTCTTATCTTTAATAAAAGGCTCAATTATTGGTAATCCATTATAAATGACCGAACAGCCTATAATTGGTCTAGCTTTTTGTACTTTGTTATATCTAAATGCCAAACTCTTATTATCTATCATACACCCTACCTGAAGCCCAAAATAAAGACCTAAGCTGTTGCCATAGTATCTTACACCCATCAAGCTATGATAATGACCTTGAACACAAGACATACCCATAGATTGTGCTAGTTTTAAAACATCTGCTGTTTTACCATGACAAAAATAAACTTTTCCTAAAGGTGTATCTATTGTTAAATCATCATGCCAAACCCAACCTTTATTGACTTCTAAAAAATCATTGTATTTTTTTATATATGCTTTTGGGATGCCATGTTTAAATGCTCGTCTAAAAACTAAGCTACCATGATTAGAGTCTAGTATATCCATTTTAGGAAACATCTTTTCTAATTCTTTTATTATAGGTAGTGATAATTTTAATTCATCTCCAGCACTAGGTAAATCAGGGTCGCTATCGTGAAATGACATAGCATGTTTATCTACTTCGTCTCCAATATGAATAACTCTATCAGGCTTATATTTTTTTTTAAGTAATTTTAAAAAGTCCATTAATTCAGGAACATGATATGGAATATGAGTATCGCTAATTATCAAAACTGACTTATAAATCATATAAGTCTTAATACAACTATTTCGTGAGTAAGTAAAGTAATTGACCTAAAACTAAAAGACCAACAGCACCTAGACCATATAAGATTCTGTCTATGTCTTGCTTCATGTGATGTAAATGGTTTTTAATTATCAAATCAATTTTTTGATTTACTAATTTAATTCTACCATCTATTTCTACAAATTTTTCTTTATTAGTTTTCATTATTTTTTTTTCTTTCTTCTTAGGTCTGTATCATGTTTTCTACTACCACGCAAAAAACTATTGACTCTGCCCATTGACCAAGAAGCCATTGATGTACGAGGTCTTGAACCTGATGACAGAAAAGCACCCTGACCTCTACGATATACTTTTTTTAATGTACCTAATGTAATATTTTTTCTACCTTTAGCTTTTGCTCTAAGTGTTGAAATAACTCTTGCAGATAGTGGTCGTCTCCTAACAGCCATTATTTATACCTCGCTTGAAACATTGATTTTGGTATTCTTTGACCTTTTTTGTAAGCTTCTGACATAGCCTTAATAAGACTTGCTCTAGCAGACCTTTTACCACCTTTAAGACCTGATAAATATTTTTTAGGAATTTTTGTTTTTTTATCTTTTGGTACTCTGCGTCTTTTCATTTTCCTACACTCCTCATAGCTTTAGTATGTGCAGAAGAAAAAGTAGCACCCTTTTTCATGGCTCTTGCCATTGAACGCATGTGTTTAAGTGAGTGATGTCTTGCGTGTGCTTTCATAGTCTTTTGTTGTCTTGGTTTAAGACCTTGAATGATTCCTGTGATTGATGCTACTTTAACCATTTACTTCTTTCTATTTTTTTTCTTTTTCTTTTTTTTCTTTTTAGGTTTCATACTATATCCATAAGCCATATTATTTTCTCGCTTTCTTCTTTTTCTTTTGTTTCTTCATTATAGCTTTTTGTAAAGCCATTGGTAATTTCTTTTGTTTTTTTGTTAGCATAGTTTCTCCTTAGTTAGCAAATTTACCATCTGACCACTTGGCATCAGGTAATCCATTTTTATATTCTCCACCTGAATATGTCAAAACTTGTTTTCTATTAGACCCCTCTTTGTAAGAACAATGAATCCAACCACTATTAGGCTCTCCCTCTTTCCAAAACTCTAAAATTAATTGGTCAAAATTTACATTATTTTGAATCCATAAAGCTACTTGTAAATTTGAAACTCCAGCTATCTCAAAATCACAAGCTTCCCCTGAACAATGTTGTGAAGTGGATTTGCTACCTATTGCTTCTGATAATTCAGGACTTCTATATCCTGATGTAATTGTAACAGGTCTGTCAAACTTTGCTCTTACAGGCTCTAATACTTCATAACAAAGGTCGCCTAAATTTTTAATCTCTCCACTACCAGCTTTATTTTTAATACCTTTTCTTGTAGCTGTTTGAGACTTTTCCATCTCCTCTAATGTAAAATTTTTTGATAATTGCATGATTAACTCCTAGATTGCGTTATTAGGTACACCTGAAGAATTTACAAATGGTGTCGAAGCAAAAGCCATCCCTACAAATGTACTTGACCTGTTTATTGTATTACCACTATTTCTTATTTTAAAACCTGTTGATAAAAAATCTAATTGTTTTGTATCTGTTGTTTCAGCAAAATTTTTATTTGCATAAATAAAATATGGTGCAGTTGTACTATTTCCATTTGCATTACTTCTTTTGTTATCAAAAATATTCCAATTATCAGCAAAATCTATTGGCTTCACCATAACAAAAGCTGGAGCAAAACCGAGATGTATATAGCTTCCATCAGAATTAGAATTTCCCTCATATTGAAAAAATTTTGAGTAATTTTTTATTTCTGAAAAAGCAAAACCTATTATGGTATTACCACTTCCATTTATTCCTGTATCATTACTAATACTTATAATTGAAGATGTCGGTGTGGTATTACTCCAAACACCACTTGTAGCTGGTACATCATTACCATTTAGTTGTAAATAACTGCTATTACCAACTTCTTCAAAATAACATTTCCAAGGCTGTCCACCATCACTAGTATTTTTTGTAAAAATAACTTTTGGAACAGCATTTAATCCATGTCCAACCGATTGACTTGATGTGGCATTTCCTTGCCAACTTATAATACTAAATCCAGCAGTAATATTAGCCGATACAATAGATTGAATAGTGCCAGAAAAATTTGATGAACCAAATAGTGAATTTGTGTTTGCTTGTCCACCCATTCCTGAGTGTTGTGTACAGTAATAATAAAGTGTTGCAACTCCACTTCCAACTGTAATAATTGTTTTTGCACCTGAACTTCCAGCAGTTCCAACTGTTGTGACTCCTGTTGTGTATTCACTCCCACCACCATGAGAGCCATCTGATGTTGTAGAAAATCTTAATGGATGCCCTGAATTTGAACTATCAGATTGGTCAAATGTGTAAGTACCACCCTCTTGTAAATCTAATGTGACAGCACTTGTACCAAAATCATCAAATCTATATTTGTTTCCACTATCAGAAACTACTTTTACTGTGTAAGTTTGAGATGGTGTTGAGCCACCAGCACTCCAGCACCAGCTAACTTGTTTATCTGCTCCTGAAGAAACATATCCATTATTATCATTACCAATAGTAAAGCCATCTGCATCAAAACTTGTAAAAGAATCTGCTGATGTAAATTCAGCAATAGTTGAGGTGCTTCTTAATAATTTTGTGCTACCCCTAACACTATTTGCAAAATGAGGCTCATAACCACTAGCATCTCTGTTTTTGTTCCATACTAAATCAGGTCTCATATTTTCTGAACCATCAAAAGTAAATGATAAATCATCTTCTGCATGTAATAATGTTTGAAAATGAAGTTCAGGGTTATCTATATTTGAATAAGCCATCAGCCATGCTCCGATAAGTTTTTTGTGCAAAGACTAAAATATCCTGATGGTACTGCATATTCAAAATTACCATAACCATTGGCATCTGCGTTGCCTGATGAAATACTATGAATTGGACTACCAAAATTTACTTGCTGTTGTGGACTACTACCACCATAAGTACCAAAACCAAAAAGATAAGTTTCTCCAACAGTAAAAGTTATTCCACCTGTTTTAGAAGCACCACTTTCAGGATTGCTTGAATTTTCCCACACACCATTTTTTGAAAAATATAAAGCACCATTATCACAATCAATAGCCATTCCTAAAATGTCATTAACTGACATTGTACTCCAACTGCCACCAGCATCAGAGCCATTTTTAAGTACATCAGGTGAAGCACTATCAGGTAAAAAACCAATAGTATCTCCAAGTCTGCCTGATTCATTTTGACCAACTTTATGAACAGTATTAAAATCTCTTGCATCTGCTATACCTGTGTAAAATCTAAAAGTTGAACCATCTAAACTAGAATATTTTACTTCACAATACCATTTTCCTGTACTAACACCTATTGTTGAAAAAACACCATTCCAAGTGGAAGTAGAAGCAGTATATTCTAAATTACCCTCTGATAAAGTATGAACTTGATTTCGTAAAGAATTTAATATCGCAAAATTATTAGTGCAAGTATCAAGAGATTGAGATTCTGCTGTAAGATTAGTGACTGTAAAATTATTAGAACCATTTGCATCATTACCTAAAGCTGAGCTATCTTCAAAGTCTAAATAAAATCCATTTGTACCAAAAGTTAAACCAGATACATCAACAGGTTTCCAAATATTAGGGCTATCAGTATCGAATTCTCCTGTGTTGCCATTAGGTTCTACTGCCACTCCCTCTAAAAATACATATTCACACATATAGCCAGAAAAATAAGCACCACCTATATTTTCACTATATGCAATATGTTGATTTCCTGTATTTGCAACTATTGATGTTGCATTAAGCGATGGATGATTAGTTTGAGCAAAATTTGTTTCTAATACACCATTTATATAAATTTTTAATCTTTCTGTATCTGTGCTTTGTGTAGAATCAAATTTTACATGAATATGATAAAATGCACCAATATCTCTAAAAACTCTATTTGTTATTTTTCTAAAAATATAACTTCCTGTATATTCACTAACTTCTAATCGTGGGTCTCCTGTATCTAAATTAAATCTAATCCAAGTTCTCGCTGAGGCACTATTATAATTTTCAAAAAACCATTCATCGTTTGTATGATTATGGCACATTTTAAACCAAAAACTAATTGTAAATTTTGTATTACTTGATGAACCAGAAGATATAGTTCTTTGTAATCTTGTACTGCTACTATCATCAAATCTGCACGAATTAGCAACTGTAAAAGTTGTGTCTTTTATGGAGTTAGTTCCAAGTATTAAAGGCATTTTTTAAATCTCCTTAGGAAATTCTGCTAGTGGTCTTTCATAAACAGGGTTTTCATCTGTTCCTGTATTTACATATTCATAAAGTGTTTTAAGTTCATCAACAGTAGTACAGGCATCTATTTGAGTTTCCATTTCATTTGATTTTGCTCTCACATCTGCTCTAAAAGATAATATGTTAGCTGGTACATCATAGTCTGCTACCTCTGTTGATTTTACTACATACCAATCTGTTGGTGCTAATAATCCTGATGCTTGTTGTTTTACAATTCTTTTTTTTTCTGTTTTTAAACCATAATTAATTACTTGATTACCATCTTCATCTAAAACATTTTCACCATTTCTATCTTTTGCATCCTCATCTTCTAATCTTTTTGGTGTTGCAGTTTGCCATGATTTAATTACTTGTCCATCTGTATAATTATATTCTTCGTTTGTATTGTTATAATATTCTTCATCTTTTTTGTTTGTTGCATCAGTAATTACTTCATAAATACCTATTTCATTTAATTGAGATTGCGACCATAACTGAAATATTTTAGCTGGGTATATTACATCTCCTATCACAACTGATTTAGGATTATTTATATATTGTGTAATTTGATTTTCTTCTACTATTGCATACATATCTTAACTTTCACTTAAATTTAATGTTCTGCCTACTTCTTGCCAAACAGCACCATTATATCTAAATACTAATATATCAGTTTTGCCATCAGTTGAAGTAAATGTTGGAGCAGTTGAACCAGCAAATTCAAACACAGTATTAAAAGCTATTGTGTGTGAACCATCATAATTAATTTCTAATGAAATAAAAGCACCCTCAATAGGATTAGTTGGTGCAGAGAAAGTAGTGTTTTCTGTTGTTAAATGATATGCGTTTGGTTTAGCTTGTGTATCCCATGCAACAGCATTTGAAGATGATGTTAATGCTTGTTGAGGTATATAAGCTAAATCGTTAAATTTAATTGTTCCTGTACCATTTGTTGTAAATTGGATATGACCATTTGCACCATCTTCTAAAGTTATGTTTCCAGCATTAGTGCCATTGTTAGTATTTAAAATTAAGTCGCCTGTTCCTTGTGTTGTAAGAGTTGCGTTTGCATTGTTATCTCCAATTTGTACTGTATCAGCACCTAAATTTACATCTCCTGTACCATTTGGAATAATATCAATATCTGCATTTGATGTTGAAACTATATCATTTCCATTTATATCTAAACTACCACCTAATTGTGGAGAAGTATCATTAACTAAATCTGATGCAACTGCACTATCAATAAAATTAATAGTATTTGCAGATGTATCTACTGTTGCAAATGAAATATCATCTGAACCATCAAAAAATTTAATTTCTAAACTGTTTGAACCTGAATTGGTCGTGTCCAACCAGAGAGTTCCAGCAACAGCACCACTTGGTCTTGATGTGCCTGAGTGCATTGAATTAATCGCTGAAAGCGAGTTGTTTAAATCTGTTCTAAAATCAGGAAAACTCTGATTCGCAATATTCATGTCATGTTGAGCCATATCGTTTTATACTCCTTTTAAAATCCTTTTGCAATAAAATCAAAATTTCTTGAAACATTTGTGCCACTTGAATTTTTGAATAAAACATCAAAACTATTAACAGTTTTGTTGGAAACTGTAAAGAAATCTCCTGTTGCCATATTTTCTCCTGTAATTCCAACTGCATAAGCTGTGGTCTTAAATGGTGTTGTAAATAAAACAGTTTTTGTAGAAGTACCTGAAGCAATATCATTACCACTAAATATTCTGTCAGGCATATCAACTGTTATTGTGACTTCTGAAATTACAGGTGTTGAAGCTAAATCTGTTGAAGTCATTACAATTCTAAATTTTAAATATCTTGCTGTATAATTTCCAATAACAAAATTTTGAAAAGATGTAAATGTTGAATTGTCATCGCTAGTTGCAATCTCTAAATGTGCATCACAATTAGCTGGTGTATCTCCATCAAAATTAGATTTTGCATCATCAAAATTACCTGTTTTATTATCAAATAAATCATCAGGATTTCTAGCAGATTGTGTTAATGAAGCTGTGACTCTTACTGTATGTTTTGCACCAATATCTATAACATTTTCAAACTCGTAATTACCTGAAGCTAAAAAGTCTGCATTTGCTACACCTGAGTCAAAAAATCTTGTGGTGTTTGCATCAAATAAACCTGAAGCAGAGTCAAACAATTCACTAGAATTTAGTATAAGTGAATCGTCAGATATTGAAACATTTGTCTTAGTTCCACCAAATGTAGGATGTTCACTTACACTTGTAATAGCATTAAAATTTTCTGCACTTGTCACATTTGATACAATAGCTGTTGCATTAGAACTAAAATTTCCAAGTTTATCTACTGCTTTGATAAGATAAGTTCCAGCCCTTGCTGGTACTGTGACCGATGTTGCTGGTCTTGATACTTTAGTGACTAAATTTACAGAGTTTAACCACTCTCCTGTTCCATCTGTTTTATTAGAAAATCTTATTTGATAAAATGCTAAATCTAAATCATTTATGGCTGTCCAAGATAAATGTGCATCTTGACCTGTAATATTACAAGATAAATCTTGAACATCTGATGGTGGTGCAATAGCTCCTACAATTTTTCTTTGTGCTGAAACATAAGATGATGACACTCCTAAAGTATTTACTGCTTTTACTCTTACATCATAAGTTTCTTGGTCTATTACATTTAAAACTCTGTGATTAAGACCTGAGCCTTGTGCATATATAATAAAATTAGAATCAGAACTTAATTTATACTCTACTTGGTAAAAATCTATAAATGAATCAGGAGAAGCACCAACACTTACATCTAAAGCTACAATTACAGTTCCATCATTATATTCAATAAGTTGGTCTGATAAAGTCACACTTGCTGGTGGTTGAACTGTAAATGGATTTGGTAAATTTGTTGATGGTGTTGAACTTACTTGTGATTTTGTTGCCCAAGTATAATGTGATGCTTGATACTCTACTAAGTTAAGATTGATAGTATAATCCTCATTAAATGTCATTGAAAGCACTCTAAAAGCTTTACTCGAAAATCCTAAACTAGATAAAGTGACATTTACAATATCTCCTATGTGCAATTCATAAGCTTTAAATCCACAGTTAATACTAAGACCTAAAGATTCTCTGCTTCGTCTAAGTATAATTTCAGCCATTTCCTCAGCTTGATAAGTTGAGCTAATAGTTCTAAAATCAAATCTACCCTCTAGTAAAAACCCACCATCTGCTGTTTTCATAGTTGCGTGTTTATCAGCAGTAGCATATCCACTATCATCTATTGCTGGATATTGAACTTCATCTACTTGGTAATTTCTATCAGGATTTATATATGAAACAATTACTCTATTATATTTAGAATTTTTTGTAGGAGAAGCTAAAGAATATCCACCTATAATATCATCTTCTGTAAGTGATACTGAAGCTGTGCCTGTTGTCTCAATAACTAATTTATATTTACCTTGAACATAAGGAAGATAACCTCTCATACCTTTTACTATTTCTCTTACATTATCTAAAACTTTTTTTGATGTATCTATAACAGCATTACAATCAAATATATTTATATCACTAGCACCTGAATATGGTGTGACTTGTGTGACGCAAACTTGTGAAGCATCATAAAAACTTTGTAAATCTAAATCTGCTGTTGCAATTCCTTTTCCATATCTTTCATTTCTTAAATAATCTAATAAACAAAAAGCTGGATTTGTAGAAAAAGATGCAGTTTGCTCTGATAAGTTAGATGCTAGTGTAATTACTTTTTTACCTTTTACTTTAGCTTGAACTTGTGGAATACCACCAAAGACATCTTGATTCCATTTAAACCTTAAAGCAAGATAACAAATACCTCTTAATCTATGATTGCTTCCCCATGATGATAAAGGTGTTAAAACACTTGATGCTACTTGGTCATCTGTTCCCATAAAAGCTTGTATCTGAATATGGCTTGTAGAGTCTTTGTAAAAATTACTATCACTATTTGCTACTTCTCTTACTGTGCCATGTGTTAATGCTCCATCAAATGTGACTACTTTGTCATCAACTTTGATTTCTTCTATTGAATTTACCTCTCCCTCTGAAAGTACCAAAGCGACATATAAATAAGTGTTATCTGTTCCTGAAGTTTCTAAAAACACTCTTGTTCCACCAACTAATCTTTCTCCATAAATAACAGGAACACAAGCATTATTTGATTGTTTATTAAGTAGTATTCCTCTTTCAGTTTCTTCAAAATCATTTGTACCAAAGTCAGGTACATCAGGTTTCATTGACCTTGAAAATAACCAACCAATAGCAAATACTCCTAAAGCAACATAAGGATTAAAACCACCTTGAAATAAATTAGAAATAATAGTAGTGACAGGATTAAAAATTTGCTTTGCTTTTTTAAATACTCTACCCATTCCAAGATTCCTTTACTGTTTTTCTTACAATGTTTCTAACACCATTATCTTTATTTAATCTTAACCATTGTGTTTGTTTATTAACACCAATATATTTAGTTATATTTTTTAAAGACCATTTGTAAATGTGTTTAATATTTTTTTTTGCTAAAAAATCAAGATGAACAAATATATTCCCTGAGTTATGTTTTTGAACTATGCCTGTTTTTAAAAAATAATTTAAGTTTTCTAAATCAAGAAAAGTCCAATTTACAAAACCATAAATACCTTTTTTATCTTGAAATACTTTGTAATGATTGTATTTAAAACAATTTTTATTTTCTTCAAATATTGTTTCATTACTAAAACAATTATATCTATTAAATGATTTGTAAAAACTAACAATATCGTTAATCATTCTTTTCCCCATTTTATATCTAATACTGTTTGACTTGAAAAATCCATTCCAACATCTGTACTAAAAAATCTTTGCTGTGAAGCATTATTTGTTTTTCTGCCATTTTTTTTATCAAAATCAGCCCAATGTGAAACTACAAGTAATTTAACATTCGATTCTGTGGTTGATTCAGATATTTCAAATGTATCAATATTTCCTGAATATAATAATATTGGGTCAGCTATTATTGAATTGCTTGAACTTAACAATCCTCTATATATTTCAACAGTATCATTAACTATATTTTCATTTAAACAAGTTGATATAAATGTTTGGTCTGCACCTGATAAAAATAAATTTAAAGTTGTTTTTGTAATATCTACTTGTTCTTCAAATGAAGATGCTCCTACAAGAAAAGATGATGCTGAGTATGTTCTGCTAGTTCCTGATATTGATGATGTTAGAGGAAAACCACAATCAGTAAGATATACAGGTGTTGAAAATCCTATTTCTATAAGATGAACAGGTCTAATATCATTTGTTAATAATTCGTTTTTTAGTGCTGTCGTTAGTGTTCGTGCCATGTTCCTCGTAATATGTTCTAGTTATGCTTTCTGTACCTTTTATCATGGTAAAATTAAATTTACTATCAGGTTTTTTATACTCCTTTAAATCGTTTAAATTAGTATCTATTTCATCTTCATTAACAATAGCAGTTGCTTCAAAGTCAGCACTTATTAGATGTGTAATTTTGTATTTTTTCATTAAAGAGTTTCTTCAACATCTAACTCAAATTGGTATAATAAATTTCCATCTTTATCTGAACTAACTGCACCAAACTCTTGAATATCGTTTGTTAAATGAACAGTAAAAGGCACATTGTCATAAGTCACAACAGAGTCGTCTGCTAAAGCAGTTATAAGAGGTGGTTCTATTGTAATTGTTGCTTCATTTGACCCATCGGCTGTTGCATCTGCAACTACCATATAAACTTTATTATGTGATGCAAATTTAACAAAGTCTCCAGCTTTTAAAGTTCCGGTCATAGCATCAATATCTATTGTTGTATCTCCAACTGCGTGAACACCATTAACAAGAACAGTACCACTTACATTACCTCTAGCATCTTCTAGTTCAGGTGGGATTATCGTAAAGTTTTCTTTGCTAGACCTTTGTTTCATAATAAAAGCCATAAGTTCTCCATAAACATCTGACCTTTTAGCTGTAATAATACTAGCAGTAAAACTAAATTTTTGATTATCTATTTGTCTTGTTAATTTTTTTCCTGATAAAGATTTTGAAATAATTGTATTTTGATTAGACTTGATACCAAGTGTTTGAAATTTAGATGTTGATATTGGAAATGCACCACTCATTATACTAACTCACTTCTTCCTTTTTCTGATAAAGCATTGTTTATTATTGCTGTTATAGTACCTCTGTTTTGTTGTAAAGCATCATTAAACCCTCTTGAATCTATTGTGTTAATTGTAAAGTTCACATTAACTGCACCACCACCTGTACCTCTAGCTGATTGTGTTATTTGACCTGATGAGTTTGGTATAAATAATTCTGCACCTTGTTCTCCGACCACAACAGGCTTACCTTTTGATACTGCTCCACCATTTGCCATCATAGGCATACCAAAGAAAGAGCCAACTGCCCTTAAAGCCATTTGTTTTTTTAATTCTGATGTTTGACTTTTTAATGAAGCAACTATTAGACCCTCATCTTTAACTTGTTCTTTTTTAAGTGCATTTCTAATTGTTTCTTGAATAACAATTTGAATTGTAAATGCTACAATATCTACTAATAATTTTTGTGCTATTTCTTTAAATGTCATGTTTAAATCTTTACCAAGAACTAAAGCTTCTGCTAATCCTCTTGAAAATGCTTTTAATCCACTTGTTGCCATCTTTGTAATTGTATTGTTTAAATTTTCAAAATCTTTTTTAAATGCTTCTAAAACATTGTCTTTAATTTTGGCTAAACTTAATCCAAATTCTTCTGCTGATTTATCTGCACTATCAAGTGCGTTCATCATTTCGTTAAATTGTTTTTTAGAAATTTCAGCATTTTGTTCTAAACTTTTTAAAAACTTTCTAATAGTAGCTTCTGCTTTTCCAAAATTTTCTGATGTTTCTTTAGACTCTTGATTTATTTCTTTTAAAGGTATTTTTAATCTTTCTCCAGCTTTTCTAAATTCTTCAACTGTTTTTAAATTAGCTTTTAATGTATCTTCTGATATTAATTTTAAAAACCTTAATCCTTTTGCCATGCCCTCAATCATAGTACCCATAGCATTACTTAAATCTCCAAGAGCAGACCTTATAATGTCTATTGTGGACATTATTGCAACTACAAGCAATTTACCTTTTCCACCTAACATAAGGAAACCAATAATACCAAATTCTCTAATGCCTGATGGTAAAGCTTTAACTGATTCTATAATTCCACCAATAGCAGAACCAATCATTTTAAATACAGGTCTTAAAGTGTCCATTAAAACTGCTCCACCTATAAGAACAGATTTAGTAAAATTAATCATAAAGTCAGATGTTTGTATTGCTAACTTCTTTAACAAATCTCCATTGTTATCTATAATTTTATTAATATCTACTAAACCTTGTTTTACAAAATCAAAAAAACCAGCTTCATTAGTCTCTCGTCTAAATTTAAAAAGTTTATCTCCTAACATTGATAAAGTACCTGTAAGTGTAGTTGATAAAACTTCTGTCGCTTTTGAAAATCTACCATCTTCTCCAAATGCTTTTTCAAATGCTTCTATTGTATCTTCTACTGATACAGTTGCTCCAGCTTTAAAACCTAATAATGCTCTTACACCTCTTTCTCTAAAAATGTCTGCTGAAGCTATACCACCAGCAAATGACCTTTGTATTTGTTCTGCTGTTGTTCTAAAATCTAATCCTGTGACCGATGCAACATTACCTGTAATTTTTAATATTTTTTGTAAATCATCTGCATCTTTTGATACAACAGCTAGGTTTCCTGATGCACCAGCTATTTCTTCTAATGAAAAAGGAACTTTAGATGCAAAGTCTGTTAATCCTTTAAAAGCTTTTGAACCCTCTTGAACATTACCAAATAAAAAATTAAATCTAATACCTAGTTCTTCAACTTCTCTACCTACATTAATAAATGACCTTACAACAAGACCACCACCAATACTAAGTAGTGCAGTTTGAATAGAAAATATTGAACTTCTTAAATTTGTTAAACCAGCCCTAATACCATTAAAAGCTTGTTTGGTTTTGTCTTTTGCTAATATATTTAATACTAAATTTTGTGCCATTTATCTGTGCCTTGCTTTATTCATAGCTTGTTCGTGTTCTTCGTTTTCTAATAAAAGATAGCCTATCCAATGGTTATACTCCCATTCTTCCATTTGTAAAACTTCTCTTAAAGGTATTTTTAATCTATCAGCTACAATAAAACAATTCTTAAATTCAGGCTCAGATTTTAGTTTTTTTTTACCTGTTCAGGATTGATAGCTTGTACCATAGCAGTCGCTATCCTAGAGAGTACATCAGAATCAACTTTGTGCATCAAACCAAGTTTATCTTCTAATGTAAATAATTTATTACCATCTTTATCTAGTGATTTCATAACTAGAATATCAGCAAGAATACTGACATCATTAAGATTATCAGATTTTCTAAATAGTTTATTTTTTTCAGATAAAGTAATTGGACTCCAATATATTACACTTGGATTACCAGCTTCATCTTTCCATTCTTCAACTTCTATATGTTGAACACCAAGAGACTCAAAATGAGATTTTGCTCTGTCAATAAATTTCATAAATTAGGATTATACAGTTCCTATTGTTAATGCACCAGTTCCTTGAAAAGTAACAGTTCTAGAGATAATTGCATCCATTGAGTTATTTACAGACATACCAGTTACAATTCCTGTTCCAGTAAAACTTCTGTCGCCACTTGAATTACCCTC